ATTTTCAATAATTTTTAGTGAGAGGAAATGAAACGATTATTAAAAAAATTGGACTGGATTATTGATTATTACTTTGTATATTTTCTATACAATGGGAATAAAACAGATCGATACATCGAGTACATGGAGAAAAAATGGGGGAATAAAAATGAAGAACATTAAAGAAAATATAAAAGAAATTGGATTCTTTTTCACTATAATAATTTTACTCATATACATTTCATTAACACCTAATAGGGATGTTGAGGACAAAAAAGAAATTCAAAGAATTCAACGTTTAAAAGATAGTCTTGAGATGGAATATTATAAGAAACAATTAGGAACTTATCCTTATAATCATAGTGAAATAAAAGACACATCTAAAACCTCATTTTAAAAAATGACAGAATCAAAAGATATGGTAAACGGCCCTCAACATTATGGAGGGGCGGACAATCCTTATGAAGTTATTAAGGTTTGTGAAGCTTGGGAATTGGATCAAGACGCGTATTTGTTCAACGTGGTTAAGTATGTTGCAAGAGCGGGTAAGAAAGATAAAACCAAAGAACTTGAAGACCTCAAGAAGGCCGCCTTTTATTTGGATAGAAAAATAAAAAACTTAGAAAAATGATTTATTGGTTAACAGGTCAACCAGGTGCAGGTAAAACCACATTGGCAAATTGGATGATTTCGGCATTACAAGGAAGTGCAATATTAGTTGACGGTGATGATATCAGAGAAATCTTTGATAACAAAGATTATAGTGAAGCGGGCAGAAGAAAGAACATTGAATTAGCTCAAAACATAGCTCATTTCCTGCATAATAAAGGAAATAATGTTTTAGTTTCATTAGTATCACCTTATAGAGATCAAAGAGAATCTTTCAAAGTAAAGTTGGGAGACGGTATAGTTGAACTTTATATTCACACGAAAGATGTCAGAGGTAGAGAAAATTATCACGTTCAAAACTATGAACCACCTTTGGAGAACTTCATAGATATCGACACAACAAATAAACCTGAATTCGAAAGTCTTCAGGAAATAAGAGAAAAATTAATTTTTTAATGAAAAAGATTCACGTAGAAGGAGACCCAAAACTGAAGAACAGTACGGGGAAACAATATTCGATGTTTATTGGTAGATGGCAACCTTGGCACAAAGGTCACAGATGGTTGATTGACCAAAGACTTAATGAGGGTAAAAATGTTTTGATTTGTATTAGAGATGTTCAACCTGACGAGAAAAATCCATTTACTACCGAACAAGTACATTCAAATATAGTTGTTGAATTGTTGGATTTAATTAGTGAGGGAAGAGTTGAAATTATCAAAATCCCTGATATAGAATCAGTAAACTTCGGACGAGGTGTGGGTTATGATATCATTGAACACATACCACCACAAGAAGTCAGTGAAATATCTGCAACTAAAATTAGGGAACAATTAAAACAAGAGGGAAAATTATGATAGATGTTAAAGTGAGATGGAATACCTTGTGTGATGATAATCACATGTTTTGGAGAATCATAGTTGATGACATGGAACACCTTTGTTCAAACATTATTTTTGAAATACCTGTTCATACAACTCGAGATAAAGTTTGGGATACTATAAGGGCGGAACAAGTTGATAAACATCATGTGAGTTGTTTGGCTAATGAAGTAATTTGGAAAGGGGACGTGGTAATAATAAAATAATTAAAATGGAAAAATATATTAATAAAATAATCAACGGAGATTGTATCAAAGTTATGTCTGAAATGCCAGAAAAGTCAGTAGATTTAATTGTTACATCACCACCATATGGTGTTGGAATTGATTATGATACTTGTGAAGACGATATTGATTTTGATCAATATAAGGTATTTTCAAATAATTGGTTGAGAGAAGTCTATCGTATTCTAAAAGATGACGGACGTATAGCCCTTAACATTCCTTATGAGATTAACAGACAATCTAAAGGTGGTAGAATATTCATGGTCTCTGAGATTTGGAATATAATGAAGAGTATTGGATTTAACTTCTATGGTGTCGTAGATCTTGAAGAACAATCTCCACATAGAAGTAAGACTACTGCATGGGGATCTTGGATGTCACCATCGGCGCCATACATCTACAATCCTAAAGAATGTGTTCTTCTTGCTTATAAGAAACATCATATCAAAATTGTTAAAGGAGAACCTGAGTGGGTTCCTACAATGGTGGAAACAGAACAAGGGAAAGAAAAGAAAGCGTATACCGAAGAACAAAAGAGAGAATTTATAGATTTGGTTTATGGACAGTGGGGTTATTTTGCGGACACTAAATCTATGACCAAGGCAACATTCTCGATGGATATTCCAACTAAAGCTATTAAAATTTTGTCTTATAGAAATGATATAGTACTCGATCCATTTGCAGGATCTGCAACAACTTGTGTCGCTGCTGAGATATTAGATAGGAGATGGATTGGGATTGAATTGTCAGAGAATTATACTGAAATTGGTAGGAAAAGAGTTCAGGGATTTGTAGATAAGAAGAAACAAACTAAATTAAATTTTGAAGAAGGGTCATAAGACCCTTTTTTTCTGCTCCATTGATATTTATAAATAAAAATTACATGCCGAGTATAGTACTTACACAAGAACAACTTGATATGATCAACTCTGATTTAAAAAGAGAAAAGGTTATTCAAGAAATACATGAGAAGTGGCAAACCATTAGTAAAACTCAAAAACTATTTGTTTTGGAGTATCTTAAGGTTCTTCATCCACATAAAGAAAAACAGTTGAACGAGGTTATTAAGAAAGTTAAAAGTAATCAACTTAATGAGGCTTGGTATAACACTGTTTTAGATGTAGTTGGTTGGTTAGATCCAACAGGTATTGCGGATACTTTGAATGGTGTGATTTATTTAACACAGGGTGAATATCTTTTTGGATTTTTATCTTTCGTCGGTGCTATCCCATATGCTGGTGATGTTGTTGCTAAACCTGTAATGTATGCTTTGAAGGCGGGTAAACCGTCAGCAAAAGCGTTGAACGGGGTAATGAAATTATCTAAGGCTGGTAAATCTGTCGAAGCAGGTACGGAATTGGCTAAATTATCTGCTTCAGGAGGATTGATTGGATGGTTTACAACACAAATGGGTAAATTGGCGCCGAAATTAGAACAACTTATTAATGCGATGCCAGGAGGAGTTCTTAAAGGGTTTAAAAATACTCTATTAGAATGGATACAATTGTTTAAAGGTGCGTCAAAAGGAAAAGCAGTTAGAACTCAGGCGGCTGACTTAGCAACTAAAATTAAAGGAATTCCAGCAGGTTCTGGTGGTTTAATAAGATTAAGTAAGAAAGACCAAATTAAACAGTTAGAAAATTTAATAAAATTATCAAAGGAAACTCCTGGACTATTTTCGGGATATAGAACGGGAAATAAGATACTTTCTTGGAAAACATTTTGGGGTGGAATGCCACAATTAATGGGTCGAAATAGATCTGTAAGAGCTCTCATGAGGAAGACTAAATGGTATTTAGGTCTTTTAGATTTTTTGGGGATAGGAAATTTTGTTGGACCTGATGAATTGAAAGAGCAATTAGGTGATGCTAAATTTGAACAAAGTATTGAATCTTATAATGGTACGGATCAATCGAGACAATATGCTCAAGAAGACTTTGGTTCTGAAGCAGCGGCACAAGATTTCTTAAATAGACAAGGAGGTGGGACATCACAATCAACAACGCAACCTGATACACAATCAACAACACAATCATCGGCAAAAACAACATTAGATCCATTGTCATGGTTATTACAATCAACACTAAAAACGGCGCTTTAATATGAAAGAAGAGATAATTTTAAAATTAATACAAATACAGAATCAATTTAGATTTTTGCATTGGCAAACATTTGGAGATGCTAAACATAGAGCCTATGGTGATTTATATGAATCTATGGGTGATCATATTGATACCTTTACTGAAGCGATGATGGGAAAATACGGAAGACCTGAATTCGAATCAGAATTTATGGTAGCCTTTCAAGACATTAATAGTATTAACCTTCAAAATTTTATTGACGGTATAGTTGAATTTTTAGTTGGAATGACTGAAGTTTTGGATCCAAAATACGATACTGATCTTTTGAATATCAGAGATGAAATTTTATCATCAATAAATAAGTTAAAA